TATGGAACTCGAAGAGTGCCAAAAATTGATATAGAGGATAGACCTACAGTTGACCTTGATAAGTTGACATTTCCTATCGATATATTTCCTGAGAATATTCAACTCTACATTTTTGAGAGTGCTAAAACATTAGGTCTATCTATTGATTACATGGGTAGCTCATTCCTTTGGCTATTATCAGTGATAGTTGGTAACTCATTGAAGCTCGAAGTTAAGACAGGATGGGTTGAGAATGCAACAGTTTGGATCTCATTAGTAGGTAAAGCAGGGATAGGTAAGACTCCAAGCATTAACCAAATGATAAGACCATTGGAGGTGATTAATAATACTCACATAAGACGTTATATCAAGGAATATTCTAAGTGGGTAGAGTATGATAAAAAAGATAAAAAGGATAAGGAGCACTCAGAGGAGGTAAGAAAGCCTAAAAAGACTCAATTTATAGTGAATGACATTACACTTGAGGCATTAGTTGACTTGCATGAAGAAAATAAGAATGCTGTGGGTGTGTTCAAAGATGAGCTGGCAGGTTGGTTTAAAGACATGAACAAATATAGGGCAGGTTCTGACCTTGAGTTTTGGCTATCATGTTGGAGTGGTAAGGCTGTAAGTATGAACAGAAAAACAGCTAAGAGTTCATTTGTTGATAAACCTCACATCCCTGTGCTTGGAGGTATCCAGCCAAGTATCTTTGATCAGTTTAATACAGAGGAGAACAAAGAGAATGGATTTACAGATAGGATGTTAATAACTTTCCCTGATTTGTATGTTGATACTTACAATGAAAATGAGATGGATGACCGTATCTTAATTTGGTATGATGAGTATGTTGTTAAGTTTTTTGATACAGTTAAAAGAGAGTGGGTTAAATACAATCAAGAGGATGATATTGAGCCTATTAAGGCAATACTATCTCCAAAGGCTAAGATACAATGGATGAGAATATTCAATAAGATTACTGAGATGCAGAACAGTGATAGTGAGAATGAATATATGAAGTCAATGTTGCCTAAGCAAAAGAGCTATATCCCAAGATTTGCACTCCTTCTCAATGCTTTATGGAGCTATGATATTGAAGAGAATGATGGCTCTTATAGTTTGATAGGTGCAGATGCTATGTTGAAAGCTGAGAAACTGTCTGATTACTTTATTAACATGAGTAAAAAAGTTAAGATTGAATCACAGGATAAAAAGGATATGAAGTATATTATTAAGGCAGACCAAAGCATGAACTCATTTGATAAATTTAAGTCTCTTTATACTCAAAATAAAGACCTTAATCAGTCAAGTGTAGCTGAGATATTGGGAGTATCAAGGCAGACAATTAATAAATATATTAAAAAGATAGAGAATGCTGACAATAACTAATGAGGACAACATGCAGCTCATGGCACGCTATCCAGATAACTATTTTGATTTGGCTATTGTTGACCCGCCTTATGGGATAGGAATGGATGGGGGCAAGAAATATAAAAGAGGTAAGGATGGCGTTTGTAAGCAAAAGGAATACAAACCTTTTGGGGATGAAGAAGCTCCAGATAAATCCTATTTTAATGAACTAATCAGGGTGTCTAAAAATCAAATCGTTTGGGGTGCAAATCATTTCATTAGTAATATGCCCTATGATAGTAGCTGTTGGATTGTATGGGATAAGGAAAATGGGGAATATACATCTGCTGATTGTGAATTAGCTTGGGCTTCTTTTAAAACAGCAGTAAGAAGGTATAAATATAGGTGGGCTGGTATGTTACAGCAGAATATGAAAGATAAGGAAATTAGAATACACCCAACCCAAAAGCCCGTTGCACTTTACAAATGGCTCCTTGACAAATACGCTAAGCCAACTGATAAGATACTTGATACTCACTTAGGCAGTGGCTCAATAGCAATTGCCTGCCATGACTACGGCTTTGACCTTACAGCCTGTGAACTTGACAAAGAGTACTTTGATAAGGCAATGCAAAGGATAACTAATCATACTAATCAATTAAATTTATTTATATGAAACGAATTAACAAAGACAAACTCAATGCTCTTATGATGGAGCAGTTGAAACAGAAGTATCCTAACATGCCAGAGGCATACATCCCTAAGACTGATTGGACAGATAACTCTGCTAATGCCTTGACAAAGTGTGTCATTGCATGGATACAGTTCATGGGCGGTCAAGCTGAGAGAATAAGCTCACAAGGTCAGTACAGGGAAGGAGCAAAGATACAGGTTGGTTCTGGCATCATGGCACACACAAAACAGTTACCTGGCAAATGGACACCTGGACAGTCAACCAAAGGAACTGCAGATATTTCTGCCACGATCAGAGGGCGGTCAGTTAAGATTGAGATAAAATATGGAAAAGACAGACAGTCAGATGTACAAAAGGAATATCAAGCCTCCATTGAAAGGGCAGGCGGTGTGTATATCATTGTGAGAGACTTTGATAGTTTTGTTGAGTGGTATGAACAATTTACATTAGGATTATGAGTGCAAAAGATAAAGCAAAGGAGTTAATGGATAAGTATCAATATGCTGTCAGATTTGATGAGTCTGAAACACAATACTTTGCTAATATGCACTCAGTTAAAGAATGTGCATTGATAGCTATAAATGAGATGATTGATTTTAGAAATGCCTTGTATATCAATGAGGGCAGCTTGGCTCATCAATGGCTGCTTGATATTAAAAAAGAGATAGAGAATTATGAAGTATAGGATCAAACTAAAAATGCCAAAGTTCAAAGTAAAGTTGAAACATCTTAGGAAGAAATATAAACACCCTATTAAGGGGATTAATAATGAAATAGATTAAATTATGACATTAGACTCACATGAAATTAGATTAGGCAACTCATATAAAATTGAGTTAGGTGATGGAACTTATAAGATAGGACTCATTAACTTAGAGGATATTGAAAATTTATTAGATGATGAGATTGATGATTTTTATCAGTCTCTTGAGATAAGTGAGGAGTGGTTGATTAAGGTAGGGTTTAAACAATATGGACTTGCAGGAGACTCTAAATGTTATAGTTTAAATGATATAGACATCTGGATATATTCTTATGATCATATAGCCTTTGGTAAGTGGGAACTCAAATACGCCCACCAACTTGAAAATCTATACTTCGCACTGACTGGAGAGGAACTAACATACAAATGTTAATAACTTTATTTTGTACTTATGCAATCTTTTATTAACTTTGATGCAATAAATAAAAACAGTATGGAAAAAGAAATCAAAACAGCGACTGAGAAAATCAAGGAGCTGAATGAGTTGAGTAACACACTCACTCTACATCAAAAACTACACAGGGCAAAGTTAGCCATTGGTAAGGTAACTAAGAACGCACAAAGTCATCACTCAAAGTACGCTGACCTTAATGCTATCCTTAGCACTGTTGAGCCTGTACTCTTAGAGAATGGCTTGCTACTTATCCAACCTATTCAAGGTAATAGTGTATGCACTCAGATAGTTGACATTGACTCAGGTGCAATGCTCGAGTCATGTATGGACTTACCTCAAGGTATTACACCTCAACAGATGGGGTCTGCCATAACCTACTATCGTAGGTACACCCTTCAAAGTGCTCTCTCATTGCAGGCAGTGGATGATGATGGTCAACAGGCATCTAAGGAGACACCAACTGAGACTAAAAAAGAGTCATTGTCAGATGCACGTTTCAATGCTGCTCTTGCTAAGATTAAGGCTAATGAGTTCACAGTTGAGGAGTTGAAAGCTAAGTTTTATTTAACCAAAGAACAGGAGGCACAGTTATGAAATGGAGGCCATCACAATTAGGTAAGCTCATGACTAACTCCAGGAGTAAGTCTGAGCTCTTATCTGAGACTGCTAAGTCTGAGATTAGAAAAATTGCTAAGCAGGACTTCTTTGGATACAGCTCAGACATTAAGACTAAGCCAATGATCAAAGGAACTGATTGGGAGCAGGATGGTATTGACTTACTCAATGATGTTCGTTTCACTAAAAAGTACACTAAGAACACAATCAGAGTAACTAATG